GGAAGAAATCGCTTGCTTTGGTTCAGCTGCAGCGTCAGCTGTTTCATTGACTTCACTCATAATTTACGCTTTTTACGCCAGCGATGGCGAGGTTGTGATTATAGCATACGATTTCAGTCTATACTTCTGGGAATCTTTTTCTTAAAAGTTCCCAGTCGCACATACCGATTATTTCATCGTAAGCCAAAATTTTTCCAGATACCTGGGCCAGTCTGTCTATCTCTGCGGATTGCAATTCTCTGATGCTGTCTTCTCGCATCCTTATTACTTCCTTGATTAGACCTGCAAATGCTTCGTGCTGCATGAGCACATTTAAATCTTCCTGTAGGGTCATTCTATCCTTCTATCTCTTGAGTTTGAACGTCACCAACGGATGCTGCTTCAGTTCCATACATTCCGAACTGAGTAGCATTAACTTGCTGCTGCTCCTGGAAGGTGTATTGCTGCTTGTATTTTTCTATTCTCTGGGCAAAGGCTTGATCCTGTTGCGCTTTCTGAGCAATGTCAGGCTGCTGAAGGTAGTTGTCTATGATTGGAATTGCTGCTCCTCCTCCGTTGGGTCTAGCTGGCATTTCTATGCCAGTAAAGATCTTAGATAGGTCATCAAGGACATCCTTCTGGACTTCCTCAGAGGCAGTTTCTGTTTTCTGAAGAATAACGTCGGCAAGGATTGGATCAATGCTACTTGCGTAGGCGATCAGTAGATTATCTACATTTATTCTTCCGTTTCGATCTAATTTAACCAAGTCAACAAGCTGCTTTAGCTTTGCTTCTTGGGTGTCTGGATCGGTGTTTATGCTATCGAAAGAAATGCTAATGTCGAAGTTTTCACTGGGATCGCCCTTGCTGAACTCTTGAGGATCTGGAACTCCAGTAACCCTGAAGAAGATGTAATCTGGGCCGAAGCGCTGAAAGCACGTAAAGCACATCCGCATCACTTCTGCGCAATGCTCAAGGAACTTGTCCACAAGGAACTGCTTCTTGATCTTTGATGCTTCGCTTTCGTCTAGACCCATTAGCCTATCAGCTTGATCCAGTTGGGTTTTCTCCATTTCTATACTTCCAGCGCTGGAGTTGATGTCTGGGGTATCTGCGAACTCGTAATCATCCTTTCTCCTGCGAGGAATGTATCGACCTGGGCCCCAGTCCTGCGGGGCCTGGTTCACTGGGTGCATGATTGGAGGCAGCGTAGATAAGCTGTTCCTGTCTATTCTGCTATCTCTTTCGACCTTTACCTGGTTCTGTATACCCCGAAGGAGATCTGGAACTGTAGTTGTGTCGTAAAGGCGCTTGCTATCTTCTGCCAGTCTAGTTATAACAACAGGGTAGTCATCGTATCCGTTCATCAGTTCGAACTTAGCGTATTGACTGTCTGTGGATCCTCCGATTTCTCTGTGAAAAATTGTTCTGTATATACCCTCTGACCCGTCATCAGGGTCGATTAGGCGCTGGAAGCAGTGAATGATCTCTACCAGTTCATTGGCTTCGTAGGTGCTTTCTCTCATGCCATCGCTCCTGCGCATGCCTTCCTCGTTCTCAAGGGTGTCTTGATTTACGCCTGAGTATCTCTGTATTACGGTTTCTACGAAATCTTCATCCCAGTCGTCCGTTAGAACTTTGTTTTCTAGTTCCTGAGGAGTGTAATAACTTCTCCAGAAGCAGTAAGGACTGCGCTGAGGATCCGTTACATAAGACGGAAAGAAGAAGTCCCCGTCTGGAGATAGAGTTTTTACGTCTGGAGCATCTATGCTTCTTCGAATTGTAGGCAGCTCAGCATAACCAATCCTTCTGAGGTCCTTTACTGCTTTCTTGCCTCGCTTGTCTGTGACTCCATCGTAGGCAGCCTTGAGCCTATCAATGATCGCTTCGTCGTCCCCTTCTTCCATTAGTATTCCGATTTCTGGAACCGCTTGAACGATCTGGTCTAAGTCCAACTTCTGTATTATTCGCCTGTCTTCAATCAGCCATCCTACGTATGTAATGAGGACGCCCCTTTCGAGGAGATAGTTAGCGCCTAGCTCCATCTCTCGGGTGAACCGAGGAATGTATCCGCTACTTACCATCCACTTCAAGAAACTGGATACTATTTTGGCTCGTTCTGCGTCCGTCCCTTCGGTTGGAAACGCCCTGACGTTCGCCCTTTTAAGACTGGAGATTAGTAGGGATACAAGTCTAGATATTCTTTCTTCTATGACATGTGCTTCCATGTCGCTTGCGCCTTCCCAAGGGAAAGCATCAGCTCCGTGCTTACGAAGATCACGGCTCTTCCCAGGCCAGAAGTTGCGCCTATCATCATAGGCGTTTCTGCACTGGTCAAAGTATGACTCAAGTTCGGTTACTGTTTGATCGTAGGCATATCTCAATGCTCCTACGTCTGGCTCTTTACTAAGATATGTTAATGCTTCGGATGCTTCGGTTTGCATACTTTTTGTGCTCGTTTAATGACGTTGAAAACGTAGTTCTTTGGGACCCCTATCTTATCACATAATTTTTGTGACGGAATTTCACTATAATCCACCATCAACCCTCGCCGAAAAATCTCCCAGGCAATCAGCCTGTCGGTGTTTTCGTCCAGCCATTCTTGGTCGAGGGTAATGTCTTCTTCTTGCATTATTTGTGCAATTTCTTTTTTACGTATCTGAATGTTGAACCCTTGGAATCTTTTATTTCTTCTACATGAATGAACTTCCCCAGGAAGGACTCTTGCGTGTTCCTTGGGACTACGCAAGCTACGGTCTTCTTTAGTTCTTTTATCTTTACATAGACATAGCTTCTGTTGGGAGCTAACCTTACAACCATTCCCTTGTATTCCTGTGGGTATAGCTCTGGGGCTATGAGCAGGGGATCAAGTAGTTCTTGACCTTCTTCATTTACCCAGGTTGCTGCACCTTTTCCAGTCAGCATTTCGTCATTCAAGTTTTCTTTAGCTATTTTGAAGGCCAGATCAAACTCGAAATCATTGTCTTTTGCTATTTTTGATAATCTTACTTTTGGCATTAGTAACCTTTATTTTTTGTATCAAGCGCTGCGATCATGCTTGAGTCGTAGTGATCTGGCCCATCGCCAGAGTTTATCATACGCAAATAGCGCATAACGTCAAAAAAGTCCTTCAGGGCTTCATCGTTCTTGCCTCTGCTGTTGTAGTTTATTAAGCTGTCCATTGTGTTCTCGCACCTTTCGTGCAGGTAGCATATAGGTTTATTGGCTTCGTCGATATTGGTATTCGGGTTGTAGGAGAACCATTCGTCCAGGGCAGCAATGCCCGTTTCTTCCATTACCCCGCTGCTGGGAACAAAATCCATACCGTGATCAGAAAATACGGTGAATAGATCCTGGTTGTTTTCATTCTCTCTAGCAAAGTATCTACTGTCGCCTATGCGCTCGTAAACCTCAATGCCCAGTTCTTCTTCTACCTCTTTGAATAGTTCTACGTAGGCAGCAATATCAAAGCCGATCTTCTTTGCTGCTGGTCCGTATTTCCACCTGGGTTCACCAAAGAGCGCCCATTCACCGTAGTTGAACCTGTCGGGCCACTCTCTAAGGACATAGACTTCTCCCTTCGCGTTTACGGCAGCCCAGATCGATACAAAGTTCCTGGCTCCCGCAGGGTCAAGAATCTGGTAGCAGGTGAACTCTCTCTTTGAGGTTACGTCAGGGAATCGCATGCCGTGCTGATTCTCTTCATCCCCCAATACATTCACCGAGGTGCTGAACATAGGTATAAGAGAGGTCATGCTTTTTACAGGTATCCCGTAAGCACGAACCATAATGTTCTCCTCGGTCTGAGAAGATAGGTCCTTAGCTATTCTTTCATAACCGCCCCAGGGGTTCTCGTCGGAGTGCAGGTATACGATCTTGGCGTCCCTGTCGCAGCATTCCTGGACAACTGGCAGGTCTCTGTCCAGCAGCTCGGCGTATCTAGTTTCCTGTATCTCTGCCCCAGCTAAGTATTCTGAAACAAAGGGCGTGAATCCATCAATCGGCGTGAAGCCAATGAGCATCTTGCTGTTTCGAGTCGCCAATCTGAAGCGCAGGGTGTTCACAAGCGTGGCGTCCCCTAGGTATTCGTCCAGCCAAGTGCCAATATTTATACCCCTGGGTTCCTTGAACCCGAACTCCATACCTTCAAGGATTGTTTGGTTATTTGTAAATTGCGTGTAAGTCTTGAAATCTACCCTAGTTCTAGTATCTGGAAAAATAAAACTACTACCAGTGAAGCCATTTTGCATACTATAATTTATATATCCTTCAATACTTTTTGTCTTCTTTCTAAACTCTTTGGGCATCATCGACCATATGGAAGCTTGCTGCACTTTAATCGATGTATCAGCGTTTTGACTGAAGCACACGATATGACCGTCCATGCTCTCTTTTACTGCTTGCATTACTGCCTTGGCGCAGCCTGTGGTCTTTCCGCTTCTGTTGCCCCCTAGAACCAGGACTTCGTCGGATGAATTTATGGCGTCTTCTATTCTGCTCCAACCTGGCAGGTCGAATCCGTATCTGACTGGATCCTCAATACTAGCCTGTATTCTCTCTTCGTGCTGCTTGTGCAGCTTCTTCAGCAGATCTGGGTCCTTATCCCAGAGCTTGACTATTTCTGCGTCCGTCAACGACGGCAGCATGGGGTGCTTAGTAAATATTAAAGACATTATTCATCTTCGTCGTCCCAGACGACCTCCACGGAGTCATCCTTGAACTCCAGTCCAGCTTCTCGCATAAGCATTCTAGCTACAGAAACTGTAGTGTAGTCGGATTGAACCTCTCCCTCTTCATCCAGAACGATTATCATATAGTTGGGGTAGTATTCTCCAAGTATTTCCTTTAATCTTCCTAGAACCTCTTCATCCATCTTCTTCTATGTCAATGACTTCTGCTTCTTCTGCTAGGGCAGCCTTCACCCTGGCGATTTCCTGGGCGTAGTCCTCGTCCGAGAAGGACTTGCGCTCCTCTACTATGTTGGTGGCTTCGCCCCTGGCGGTGAGCGCTTCCCTGCTGGCGTTAGTCTTTGCTATTGAAAGCTCCTTGAGGTCTTTGAAGGATACCTGCATGTCTGGGTCGTTCTGCATCCTGTCTCGGACTTTCTCTATAAGATCCTCTTCAAGACTGGACATATTTACATAGTTCCTGGCAGCCAGCTTACCCCCGAGATCCTTGAACCGCTTAATGTGATTGGCGAACTCCACCATTATATGCACAACTGTATTCCTGGGAACCTTGTAATGCCTGACTATTCTGGTCTG